GACCAGTTGCTGGGTCATACGTGGTACCAGCTTGTGCTTGATATCTTGAACCAGTACCAGTAGAAGTAACACCAATAACTGTACCAGAAACAAAGGTGGAAGTATCAGGAGGACAAGTAAATCCAAGACCGGAAAGGTTGATACTCATCCCTCTCTCATATGTGGTATTGATTGCCTTGTATGTGGTGATGGTTGTCAGACCAGTTACTTGGTCGTACTCTGCATTCTCAATAGAAAATGTTTCAGTGCTCAGGTCAATGGGGAATACTCTAGTATCTGCCTGAGTTACAGTTCCAACGAAGTTTGTGGGACCAATACCATCAGCTACTAAACCTAAAGTACCGAAGGAAGAGTTTGAGTTAGTCAGGTCACACTGACCACCATCTATACAAATAATACTCTTGTCATTATAGATGGTGAAGATAGAAACTAACTGAGCATAACCCTCATTTGAGATAGAAACACCGATACCACCTTGGTTCAGTTGAGTGTAACTATCTACGTTCATTGCCCTGGTTGGACCAAGAACATCATCACCGTTAATCTTCATTCCAATACTATTAGAGATGAAGTTAGTGCAATTTCTGATGTAGGGACCTTGAGTTACGTAAGATGGTTTTTCGGGATTGAAGGAGATAATTGCCTTACCCTCGTTCAATGTTCCAGTGAAAGTCATGTTCTCTACGTAACTACCATTAGATACGTAAATCAGGTCAGCATTTCTATTTTGAGGGATGATAGATACTTCTCTTAAACTATCACCAAGGAGGGTGACCTGTTCAGGAAGAACCAGTGGATTATTTTCAACATATGTTCCCGCAGTGATATTAACAACTGTTGTGGCTTCAGCTACGGTTAATGCCGAACCTACAGTTCTCTTCGCGGAGTTTGGTGTATAACCATCGTTCTCGTCATTGCCATCAGGTGTAACATATAATTGATTGGTAATTGATGTAACACCAGATACATTCGTCAGATTGGCACCATCACCGTAGAATGCAGTGGCACTAACAATACCAGTTGCACCATACATCGTAATGGCAGAACCAACAGATGCGATACCAGAGACATACAGACTATCCGTTACAGTCAGGAAACCAACCGTAGATGCACCAGATACATTCAGTGTGGTTGCTGTAACACCAGTTCCAGTTACAACCAGACCACTACCAACACCAACATAACCAGTCAGTGTGGATACTCCAGTAACCTCAAGGGACTGTGTGGAGGTATTACCAGAGATATTCAGATTAGATGCTGTTACAATACCAGCAAAAATAGCATTTCCAGCTGTAGTAATTGTTGCCCCGATACTACTGACAGCACCACCACCGGAGGTTGGATACACAATGGTAGCAGAAGATTGGGGTACATTTCTACCTCCTCCAACCTCAGTGCTTGTGGTCACACTGGCTTGAGCAGTAACAGCACCGAGTGCTTGGTTATCGGTTACATTGCCCTCAGTGAAGTCTGAACCGATATCAACAAACACAACCCACTCATTATCAACTTCACTGAAGATAACAATTCTTCCGTTATTCTGTGGACCTGAAGTAGCTACATAATAATAGTAGTTTGAGTCTTCCTTAAATTGTGCATTACCTGATGCAACTGTTCCGGTGTCGAGAACAAATCCTGTAGTTTGGGCCGCATAAGTAAGGTCAAAACCAACTCCTGCACCACTTAGGGTTACCTCTGTATAATCAGTAGAAGTAGAACCGGCTACACTACCACCAACCAGTAATGTACCAGTAGTGGTAACACCAACAACTTGGAGAGATTGGGATGTGGTTACACCAGTTACTCCCAGTGTATTAATAGTTGCAATACCTGTGATATTCAGGTTTCTACCACTAATCTCATCAAATACTACATCATCAGCAATATAAAGGTCACCACCTACATATAGATCACTTCCTGTGGTAACAACTCCAGTAAGAGTAGATAGACCTGAGACGACCAGTTGATTAAGAGAAAGGTCAGTAGCAGTGGCAACTCCAAGAGTAGTGATGCCACTTACATTTAATCCTTGAGAAATATTTGTTTCATCAAGTTCGGTTCTACCATCGACATCAATAGGTCCATTAAAGTCGGCCAGATTAGCAAATGTGGCAACACCCGATACTACTAAATTATCAACATCAAATTCACCGTCAACGTCAAGGGTACCATTAATATCTACATTATTAAAAGTGGCAAGACCAACAACATTTAAACCTGCAGAGATGTTGGTCTCGTCAAGTTCTGCTCTTCCTTCATTATCAAGAGTTCCAGTATTTGCAATACCGATTGAATTTACGGTTCCACCTTGGAGACTGGTAGTAATACCAGATAATCTTGCGTATCTTACATCCAGGGATGCTTTAGGATCTACAAATGTTGGAGCTCCTGAACCATTACCCAGGATTACATTACCAACTGAAACAGGACCAAAGAACGCAGTTTGGTCAATACCACTCTGATATGGGATTGAACCAGGAGTATTGCCAAATAGATTGGTAGAGATACCAGCACTATCCGCATAAGATACGTTGATAGCTGCAAGATTTACCCAAGTAGGAGTAGCAGCACCATTTGATTGGAGAATTTCACCTGCATTACCTTGAGCAGTAAATGCGGTATCATTTGGACCAGCCTGATATGCTACAGCACCGGCAACACCTCCACTGAGATCCGTAGAAATACCAGCTACTTTGGCAAAGTCAGCTACTGCAACATTGTTTGCAGTAATAGTTACACGTCCCTGACCCCCAGAAGGATTAAGGGCAATACCAGCACCAGCTACCAGAGAGGTAACAATCCCCGATAAATTGACACCGTTACCGAAGTAAGTGGCACCGGTTATAATACCAGCAGTTGTGACACCGGTTAGAGTGGGCTGAAATATACTTGCGCTTCTTTGTACTGTAAGGTCTAAAGTGGTAACTGCTGCACCAACTGTGATACTATTGGTAACCCCAATTCCAAGGGCTGTGAGAATTCCAGTTACTGTAAAATTACCGGCAACAGTTGAGGGTCCTACAATAATAGGGCCTGTATTGTTAAACCTATTGGCAATCTTGTCGGCCCTAAGTAATGACATTACCTATAATGCTTCTTCCGTTAGTTGTATTT